CGAATCTATATGCTCTTTCGTACTTTGCTGATGTCTTTCCTGTAAAAGAGTCTGTTTTTGCTGAGTACCAAGAACCATTATTATCTTTCTCTAACCAAATTGTAAAGGATACACTAGACCCATGTAAGTCTCCCTTATCATTATCCCCATCTAAAAGTGACGGGGTATGTATTATAACTCTTACTGCATCTACTGTAGTAGACGAAAATGTTCTAATTATGGCTCCGGGTGCGTCCTTAGTTACTATAACACCGACGCCCACTGAATTTTCTGTTCCCGCAAACCCTGTTATGTAACTCTGAGAGTTGGTGCCCTCTCTAGTAGAATAGACTACATCATCAAAATTACTATTACCTGCAGAATCCCTTAAGGGAGTTTCATTTAGATAGATAGACTTTTCAGCACTTAATAGTCCTACTATTTCACCCTCGGATAGCAAATCAATAATTCTAGCTTTAGAGTCTGAAAATAATGAATCGTCATCTTCTTTAGGGGTACTACCGCCTCCTCCTCCTTTTCCGCCACCACCAGCACCTTGAATAGCTCCAGATCCTAATCCTGCATTATGTACTCTGATACCGTTAGCTATAAAAGTATGTTGGTTCTCTACAGTTAAGTTAAATACTTCATCTAACCCTAGCTCTTCTACTTTAAGTATAGGTCTTAAGTGGTTGTTTTCATCAATTAAACAATCGTCAGAGTCTAAAGACCCGATAGCTACGAAAGTATTAAATTGGTTCAGTACCCAGTGATTTGGGGTAGCATCTATATGTTTCTGCCCCCAAAAATGGTAGCGATTAACTTTATTATTCTGATGAGTATGTACTTTAAGTACTTTAGCTTCGTGTATATTTCCTATATCGTCAAAACTAACTACTAAATCACCAATCTGCAGATCTTTAATAGGAGTTTCCCCTACAGGCGTACTAACTAAAGTATCCCCAGTGAAACAACCACCACCAGCACCTCTAACCCAACCGTTATTACTCATGGTGTATAATCCTCTGGTGAAACTCCTGAACTTATAACAGTTCCCCCTATTAATAATTGCCCGTAACATACAGGGATAGCATAACCTTGTCTAGCTGTATTAGCTGCTCCATCGAATCCAAAGTTTGTAGGCTTATCCGCAGTATCTGGAACTTCAGGGGTTGGTGCCAACATAGCAGCTACTCCGCCTAGTATTAAGGATCCAGCAAACTTCATTGCCAAAGAGCCGAATGTGGAATTTGACGCCAATGTTAACCCTTGTCCAAAAGTAATAGGGATAGCCCCCAACCCAGATGCTGCTAATGAAGCATTCATAGCATATTGATAGTAAAGTCCTACACCTGCAATAATAGCTACTCCCATAAGAACCATGCCTAGGCCTTTACTTTTTGCTCCAAGTATTACAGGTATTATTTTAATTTCTTGACGCCCAGAAGGGTGTCCTAGTTCAGAATAGTCATTAATATAAGACTTTCCTACTATTACTTTATACCCAACACCTCGTTCTTCTGAAGAAGCTACGAACTGTCTGAATCCTATATTATTAACGTCAAGTGCTTTGAAAGCTTCTCCAGGCGAGTTTACATCTAAGGACCAGTCCTTACCATACTTTTCTGCTAATTCTCCGTAAAGTGTTACTTTCTTTAACATAATGATTTGTGCCTTAAATGGTGCGTGGTATGTTTTCTCCAATATCCACCATAGATTTCTCTATTGGATAGTCTACCGTGTACGTGGTGTAAAATTCTATCGTTTCCGATAAAAACTGCGGCATGGTTTGGTACAGGTGAAATTAATTTTATTAAAAAGACATCATATTTTTTAATATCATTTTCATCAAGTATCTTAACAAAACCTTGTTCTTCATAGTTTTCTAAATATCGGTTCTCACCTTTATCCCACCAGCCATCTTGACCACTGAAACATTCAAAATCGATATTTAGCTCTTTTTTATAATAATCTCTAAGTAATGTACAACAATCTAAAATTCCATAACTAAATTGTCTACCTACTATTGGTGCTTCATATCCTGAAGGCTCCCAACTGTATAGTCTGTTACCTGGCCAACTTAAAATGTGCCAAGGCTTATTAGAAGTTTCGCAAGCAACTTTATCTGCTTCGGAAGGCTCGCAACCTTCATTAGGATGAGAGTGACAAATACCTATAATAACTCCTGTATCTTCTGCATCCGCATAACTTACTGGATCTATTATAAAGTACTCTTCCGCAAGTTCTGCTATATTTTTTGCGGGAAAGTATCTCTCTTTATTCCCTACCCCTATAATAAACCCACAGGCTTCTTTAGGGAACTCTCCTTCTACATGTTTTCTAAAATCATCTAAGGTTTTCTCATTCATCGTACCGAGCCCATATTAATACCGGCTCCTGGGAACCCACCAAAAGGGCTTTCTACAGAGCTAGGGAATCTCAGCTCACAGGAGGTAAAGGTTTTAGAGCATACATCCGCAGAAGCAGCTACTACAGTATTATTATTAATATCCCAATAAGTAGTTCCTGAGTACCCACATTCTACTCCTCTGTATACCCAAGGGCATGAGTTAGCTACCACCGTTCTAGAAGGCAGCTTAACTCCGTGTATATCGTGTGCTGCAGTTAATTCAAATTGAATATGGGTCCTAGTCTCTACAGCTTTTCTATCTACGTACCAAATCTCATCTGGGAAATGTGCAGTATCATCTGCTATAGCGGAAGTGTACCATATACCTGGTCCAGCTGCCGCTTCACAAGTAGTCTGGTTATATACTGTCCAAGTACCAACAGAACCATTTTTATTCACATCTAAACAGTCTGATTTACTAAGGCTTGGATCTGAGCCCGACTCCCCTGTACATACCCCCGATGTTGGGTAACCATTAGTATAACAATAAGAGTCTAAATACTTTGCGAAAGTTTTCTTTCTTATAACCTTTGCACCAATTAAATCATCATAACTATTAATAACACTTGATAAAATAGAAGTAATATTAGCTACAGTAACTGTAGGTCTAGGTATTGAGCCCGCACCAGAAAACTCAAACCCTTCGGCTTCAATAGGCATAGCTGAATATCTATTGCCTTGCCATACGATTTCTTGCATATTCTCATTTATACCAGAGTGCCATCTAAGAACTGGCTCGGTTGCTGGGGCAGTACCTACCGATAAATCAAGTTCAAATAACTCAATAACTGCCCCCGGCTCAAAGCCGTGAATATCCGCTGTAATTTTATCACTCATGGTTCAAATACCCTTGTAAATGTTGCTGTTATAGTTCTAATACCTGATAAAGTTTCTTGAGAACTCCATTTTTCACAGGTATACTTCTTATATGGATAAATAGTATAAGTTTCTCCACTTGCCATAATATCTGCTGCTAATGATAGGGTAGTGGCGTTATCTACAGCTGTTACAGTAGTAGTGGTACCTCCGGAATCTGTAACAGTAGTATTTAAGTATCTAGCAGTAAAATATTGACTTGTATCAACTAGTTTCTTAGTAGTAGCACTAGTTGTAGTACTAGATATGTCATATCCGGTAGGGTACCAATCAAATGCAGTTACTCCTCCTTGTACTTCAAAAAACTTTACAATCTTATTAGCTTCTGCCGAGGTTCTATTCTTCCAAGTTAAACTCCATGACTCAGGTGTATTATTTATACCAGCAGCTACTCGCTGCTCGTATCCATCACCGTAAGTAGCTTTTAAAACTCTAGGTTGTTGATCAGCTTTTAGTCCTCTATCTGGATTTATATTTACTTCTGTATTAAAATTTGCCATAATTAGTATTGACTAAGTAGTCCTCCAGGTCGTTTCTGATCTACTAGTTCCGCTTGTACTGCTTGTGAAACCATGTAGCCAAGTTGTTTAGCGCTATCTCCATCCATCCCAGAATTAGTATCAGATTTAGCATTTCCATCACTATCAATAGTTACATTAACTGTAACATTATTTTCTGTATTACCTGTTGCTCCACTAATTGGAATAGATCTTCCATCAGGTAACGGCACTACCGCTTCGTTATATTTACCTTCTCCAACTAATCCTAATGTAGGTTTAGTAACGAGACCTCCCTTAGCGAAAGCTTGAAAACCTCCCCTAAGAATATTACCATTGGCACTGCCAAAGAAGCTACCAAAGATACCGTCAAATAATGAATCCATCGCTCTACCTGCAGCTCTTTGTGCAAGACCTAGAATCGTAGCTTTAGCATCGAAATGACCACCAGTTACTACAGATTTAAACCCTTCTTTTAACACACCATTGGCATCACGAGCTAGACTTACAGCTTGAGTTGCCATCCCACCGACATTAATATCTTCTGGGTTATGTAAGTTAACGCCTAGAGAATTCTGTGGTCCGTCATCCGCTCCTGATAATGCTCTATTAGCTAAATTAGCCTGTTCTACTTCTGGCATTTTAGTTAACATTGTGGTATTTATACCAACTAAAGACTGAAGATGCTGAAGTAGCAACTGTTCTTCGCTAAGCATGTCACCGCCGCCGCCGCCCAGTCCTTTTGAACTTAGCAGAACTAGAGGGCCTTGAAGATGGCGTATCCCTGTTATTAGTGTAGTTAAGTGTAGTCCCAGTCTCTCAAATATCTGCCTTACTGCAGGACTAGGTCCTGTTTCTAACATGTTTGGAGTGAACGCTTTAAATGGTCTAAGAGACTTTGCGCTTTTATCTCCTGATTTGAATCCTTCGTCAGTACGGGTAAGTTTGTCAACATCTTGACTCCATAATCCGCCCTTACCTAGCCATTTCCTATTACCTTCTCCGCTAGTTTGTCCCTTATTCCACCAATCTTTAAACCCAGCGTTTAGCTTTCTAAAGAAGCCTTGCTGCTCTTGTTGGGTTACTTTTACTAAGTTAGCTCGAGCGTTCTCTACCATAGTAGCTTTTGACTCTATAAGCTTATTAATACCACGAGTTTGCTGGATATCTGTCCCAGATTTTCCAAAATTACCTCGCTCTATATCCATCTTATTAGCTAGATCTTTTATAGTTTGATGAACCCCTTTAGTCTTAAGGTCCTTGACTTGACTCTTTTGTAAATCTCGTGCAGTTCTAGTCTCAGCAAAGTCTCTCGAAGGGTAGTATGGACTCTTTCCAGAGGTGTCGAAAGGACCAAATTTATGTGCTCCAGCACTGCCACCGCCTTTGCCTTCCCCTTTATACGCCTCCATCCAAGCCTTATTAGTAGGCTGTCGTAGTCCCTCCATCTGGGCATTTCGCATCTCTCTATTAGTCATTCCAGGCTTCCACTTAGAGGATCTACCGTCGTCTGTCCACACGTCTCTCAAGCCTTTAAGACTGTCTAATTTTTTATTTGCTTGTGCATCATACACATTAAAAGAGTTAGGACCTTGTTCTTTTTTCAGAATATCCGCAGTTCTTTTTGCATCATCCGCCAGCTCCTTTACTTTCGAATCAGATCCCGGGGCGAATGTTGGTAAGGGTGGTAGAAGCCCCAAGTAGGAATTAACACCTTCCGCTAAGGTTGTAATCTCTGTTATTAAAGTAGGTAAACTGGTTAATACTGGATCTAATTTATCCAGTGTAGGAACTATCTTTGTATCTAGTATGTTTACGAAATGCTTAATATCTGCAGCTGCGTCTTTTAGAGGAGCTCCTACATGTGCAGCTACCGTAGCATCTATAGTTATTAAAGATGACTGTGTTAAGGTTCGTAAGAGGTCCTGTGAGGCCGTGACCTGAGTTTCGACGGAGGTTATTATACTAGCAACAGAAGCAGATAGACCATCACTTATCTCCTTCGCCAAGTACCCCATATCCTTTATAGGCGTAGCACCAATGCCTTCTCCTGCACTACTTGCTCCAATATACTCTGCTTTACTAATATTTAAACTAGGTACGTTATCCGGTGTCCAATGTTTAATGGTAGGATACTTCTCTTTTAGTTTATCAAGCTCAGTAGGTGCAGCAGCAGGTGCAGTAGGTGCTGCAGTACCTGAAGAAGGCATCTCTGAGAAGTTCATAACATGTACTCTGAATTGATTTCCATCTTTTAATGCGCTTACTATAGCATTAGAAGCTGCAGCTAATTCATCGCCTTTAAATCCAAGTACTTTTAAACCTTCCGCTGTAATAGCATTATTAATCTTAGTAGAAGCATCTTCTAGCGCCTTTCCATTGAATCCAGCTACGTTTAAACCTTCTGTTGTGATAATAGTACCAATCTTATTAGAAGCATCTTCTAGTGACTTTCCATTGAATCCGTTAATTGTTAATTTTCCGTCAGTGCCTACAGCATTTTTAAGGGAAAGCATTCCATCTTTCATAGCACTAGATAATTCTTTAGTAAAGAACGCCATTTGGAATCCAACTCCGCTTGTATAACCTTTTGATAGATTTTGAACTGCTTGTCCAAAAGAATTCCAAGGAATACTAACTAATTGGGAAATTACTGTTTGTAATTCTTCAGTAGCCTTTTCAGCCTTTTCAGCAGCAGTCATACCTTGAGCTATTAACTGGTTCAATGGGTCTGGATCAAAAGTATCTTGATGAGGAGTAATATCAAAGTCCCTAGTTTTAGATAAAGCAACTGCGTATAGTTCTTCCGATATCTGTACTCTACTATTCCACGTTTTGAATAGCTCCTTTTGTGCCTCAGTTACTACTAGAAGCTTTTTAATGTGTTCTTCGCTCGTTTCAGGTCTGCCTGCTTTTCTTAGTAAATCGTTTAGTGCTGTGGTTAAAGTAGATATATTAAATTCGAACTGGCCTGTTTTTATTTGAGGTACTACACTGCCAGATTTACCTAGTTCACCTAGACTTTTCCCAGCCTCTTTGGTTGCCCTAGTCTCTAATTTTGACCATGCGACTGGGGTAACTTGGGTAATCTGAGCTATAGCTTTTGTTGAAACGCCGGTTAGTCTCCAGTCTTTTTTACCTTCTGTTATACCAGTAGAAGTAGTTAGACCATATGCTGCACTCTTTTTAACGTCTATTCCAGTCGATGCCAGTTCCTTATTTACATCTTTTAACTCATCAACCATTTCCTTAATAGGATCTTGAGGTAGCATAGCTTTAATTTGCTTATCATCGAATCCCATCCCTTTTAACGCCCATTTTTCCAGCGCTAGAAGACCTTGCTCGGCCTGGTATGCTACGAAAGACCCTACCTGGTCAGACAAAGTCTTAGAAATAAAGTATCTAATGTCGTCACCAGAAGGCAACTCTGTCTCTTCATCTGTACCTATGGTCATTAATGCGTCTGAAATTGCGGTTGCAATACTAGTAGAGAATTGATTATTGGCTTCTGTGAATCCCTGACGTATAAACGAGTACATTTTTTCTACTTCAGCTCTAACGATGTTGGCTTCAAGTCTTGCCTTTTGTAGCGCTAACTCTCTGAAAGCTAATATTTGCTTCTCTTGCTTAAATCTATCATCCGTTATATCTCTTTCTATTTGAGCCACACGAAGTCTATAGTCAAGTATTGTCTGTCCTTTATTCCAGTGCTCAGACTCAATAGCTATATTTTCCAATTCCGCATCGATAGCTTTATGTCTAGCTTTAATTTGCTTTCCTTCTTTAGTTAAATGAAGTAAAGCCAGTCTAGTAAGCTTTAATTTAAACGAATCCTTTTCTTCCTTAGTACCTTCTTTATTTTTTACTATCTCGGCAATATCAGATTCTATAGATTTAATTTTTTGTAGAGATTTAAAGTGTTTATTACTAGCGTTTATAATTTTATTATACGCTTTCTCTGCTGCAGCCGCTCTTTCTGTAGCAAATGCCTTTAAATGAGCAGTTTGTTCGACGTCACTTAGACTTACTATAGTAGCCTTTAGGTCCTTAAGTTTAGCATCATACTCTTCTGTTAATGTAAGAGTTGTTCCTCGTCTAGTATTTAATTCTTTTTGAATATCTAACTCACGAGCACCTGCAAGATTAGCAGCTATTCTTAACTGTAGCAATTTAGCCGCAGATTGATTTTTTTGTTCTTGGCTAGCAGCAGGGTCAGCCTTAAGTAACTTAAGTACGGCGGCTGCCTCACTCCATTTAGCAACTGCAATAGCTTTAGCAGTTTTTGCTTGTTCCTTGATTGAAGAATTTTTTGAAAATTTCTGTAATAGATTTAATTTGGTTTCTGCAGTAATTCTATTAGTTGTAGCAACCAATGCCTTTTTCTGCATAGTTAGCCAGTCTTCATCCATTACATCTAAATAACTGGTAGTTTCTTTATATATAGCTTTTGCCCAGTCTGTTATTACCTTCTGGGTAGTTTTAAACGTAGCAGAATCCGCAAAGTCTTTCCCAGAATTCTTAGCTTGGTCTACCCATTTGTCCCTAAGTTTAGTTTGCGTTGCCTGAGCGGCTTCTAAAGCCTTTACAGATTCAGACCCTTGTTTAAGGAACCCCTTATCCTGTGCTTGAAAAATCTTATCAGCACCACCTAAAGTATCACTCTCCCAGATCTTCTTAATTTCTTTCTGTGCGGTAGCCATCTCATCTACCGGAGTGGATTCTAGCAAAGACTCTTTATAGGTTTTTGCGGATTTAGCTACTTTATCAAACTGGGTACTTAAATTCTTAATATCCGTGGCTAGTAATTTTGCAGTATCCGATGTTTGTTTCTGGATATCGTTTATAAGCCCCATTACCAGTATAGAATCGGATTTAGATAAATCTGCTATTAGCTCTTTACGGGTCTTTTGTACTTCTTCATATTTAGCAAGTACTGGAGATATTCCCATCAGCATAGGGGCTAAGAGTTGCGCTGCTTTATTAGTTTGTACTAATTTTGTTTTCTTGCCAATATGCAGCTTATCAATTAGGTTATTGACAGCTATAACATCCGTCTTTAGTTTCGTCATTGCGTCTAAAGAACCTGATATATTAAGATTCAGAGAGTCCTTAAGGCCTTTTCCTACAATACTCATAAAGAAGTCCGCAAACTCATCCCAGAAAGACATAGTGGAAATATCTGCTTTTAGTTTTTTCATTGCCTTACTAGTTGCCAAGTAAAGCTCTTCGCCCATATTAGCGGCAAAATCTGCATTACGTGTAGACTCTAAAGCATTAGACGCGTAACCGTCCATACTAAGCCTACTATCCATTTCGTCTATAGACTCCAAAGACGTTTTTAAAGAGTCAGCCAGCTCTGAAGAAGCCGCGGCTGCACGTACGAAAGGGGTATCTAAGTCAGCAAATATACCTACAACTAGTTTTCCTATTTGGTATACGCCATATATAGCCATACCTACGTGACCAGCTTTACCAAGTACACTTCCTAGAGCTGAAGCTGCTCCTGTAGCACCCATAATTGCTACGTTAGCTCCAGCCGCGGCTTTACCATACCAAGTAGCAGAAAGTGCTGCCTTATCCCAAGCTCTGCCTAGCATTTTTACAGATAAGCTTACTCCTCCAATAACTCCTCTACTATCTATAGCCTTTGTTACAGTAGACCAAGCAGTTATTTGGCTAGAGGCAAAAACACCTATCCCTTTCTTTGCCGTAAGTACCGCTGTTTGGTATTTAAGTACTCCTAGTTGAGCCCTAGTTTGAAGAGGTATCCCCTTTTTAATAGTGTTGTTTAGCTTGGTATAGCTTTTTTCTAGCTTTTTAAGTTCTTTATTAGTTTTCCCTGCCAACTTACCATAAGTGACAACGCCACTCTCCATAGAAGCTCTAGCCTGCTTAAGCGTTGCTCTAGTGCTACCCATAGGATTTCTATCAAATGCGGCGCCCCTTTGACCTGGTTGTAATATTTGACTAGCTTGATCCTTTACCATTGTAGAAGTAATTTTGGATGTTTTAAGCATCTTATTATTAAGCTTACTTAATTTATTCTCTAGCTTGTCAATATTCTTACCCATCTTTGCGGGCATACTACTAATCTTTTCACCAAAATTAGTAAATATAGGAAACATCTTACCCACCATACTTTTGACGATAAGAGCCATAAATAAGGCTAAAACGCCTTTTGACTTTGATAGCCATGAAAGTATAGGATTTAATCCATCTACTACTAATCCACCAAATTTATTTGTTAAGTCTAGTACAGTAGATGCTAAAGCCTGGAAATAGTTAGGGTCTAGCTTATCAGCTATACCCCCGAACTTAGTTTCTAATTGTCCAATAATTGCGTTATATCTAGCAGTTGCTTTCTCGCCTTCTGTTAGTTCCGCGGTAGCTTTAGACACAGATTGTGCATAATTTTTATACACCGTATCTAGTCTAATGATAACACCGATTTCGTCCAAGATTTCAGGCTCGGCCTTCACAATACCACGAGTCAAACGATCCATAGTATCTGTCACACTACGACCTAAAGCAGCTGAAGAGTCTACTGCAGCTTTAGTCATTCTAATAATTTGGCCCGTACCTAATCCTGAAGTACTTGCAAGAGCCACACTAGTAGAGGCCTCTTTGAAGTCTAACATGTGCTTAGAAGCTACTTGTACACTTTTAGCAATAGTAGACATATTCTTACCAGTCATTTTCGCATATTCTGACTGACCTTTAATTAGAATATTGTAGTTAGCTACGCTAGATAAAGCATTAAAAGCAGCAGTTAACGCAAATACACGTGCTGCGACTTCTGCGTAAGCAGGAACCAGCACGCCTTGCATACCTTGTGCTTGTTTAGAAAAGTTTTTCGAGGCGTTAGAAGACATCCTAGCATTGCCCTTCATATTTCTATCTAGGGATTGCGAAGATTTATTAATTTTCTTCTGTGCTTTATTAAGCTTATCAACATCTTTCGTGGTCCGCTTTAGCTGACCACCGTCGGTGACTTTAATCTTAATTTCTTTATCGTACTTTCCTGCCATACTATTCTCTCACTAAGCCTTTTTAGGCCCCGTCTGCTGTTTCTTTTTCTTATTAACGTGTTTTGCGTACTTGCCGTCAATAATCTTTACCAGCTTGAATATTTCTTTTTGGTTACTTACTTCAAGTAACTCCATAACATCTTTTATTCCGGCCATTTGTTTGCCAAAATATGTACCACTCATACCATCCCATTGGTCTGTCAAATAACTCCAAACTTGAAAAGCTTCTTGGATTTCGTAAGGAAAAACTACTTGTTCCTCCTCTAAAGCGGACCAATCCACTTCCATCCCGTTCTCCTCCATTTGGATCATCATTTCTACTTTCTTATCTTCGGAGAAGTTCTCTCCTACTCCTGTAAAATGACTATCTATTTGTTCAGTCCAATAGACTATTTGGTCTTCGTAAAATTTGCAAGGTCACCTACGACCTCTGTTAACCATGAATCAAAGTCCCCCGAGTTTTGCATTAGTATTTCTGCATTATCATGACTAAAAGGAAGTTCTGCATTCATATCTGCAATTTTATCCTCGTCTACCGGAATAAGTTGTACTAGATAAGTCATTTTTAAACCTTTCCAGCCTTTAATTACGGCTTTGATGTACTCTTTAAGGAATACTTCCTCATTTAATTCTTCTTCTGGCTGTCTAGTTCTACGATTAATCTTTGTAGTAACTGCCTTTTTACGTAGCTTTAGCATTTCATCTCGTGCTAAATAAGTAAGTTGTACTTCGAAATCTGGGTAACCCGGAAAATCGACTGTCGCTGTTTTACTTGAAGTAAGTAAGTCAGATAAACTCTGAATACTTGGTGTTGCTGTTGTTGTTGTTGCTGTTGTCATTTTTGTATATCCTGTGTTTTAAAATAAAAAATAATGGTGCGCCGAAGCACACCATTAAAGACATTAAATATTAAGTACTAGTTAGTCCTTTATAGTTAACTGTCATTTCGTCTTCTCCACCAAAGTCTGTTTCCAGAGCAGTAAAGTTAACTGTAACACCCATAACATCTGCAGTATCAATAGACGGCAACTCTAAGTGAGCTGTAGGAATACTGAACTGTACAAATGGAGCATTTGCACCACCAATCTTAAGATCAATGTTAAAGACGTTTGTTACGTCTGGGGCGGCACTATTAATATCCGTTAAGATATCATCGTATATATCCTTTGAGCTTAGAGCAGTATCATCTAAGTAACATGTAAAGTTACCTGATATAGCTCTAGTGCCCGTTTGGTGATCAATTGGAGTATTAATCTTACCTAACTCTTCCGCTGTCACATAACTAATACCATTATCAATAGTAACATTACCACCTGTTAGTGGGAATGTATACACTTTTGAACCACCAGAGATTGTTGAAGTCAAAGTAACAGTACTAAGTCTGTTAAGAATGAAGTCTGCATCTACGTTAGCAGGTACAAATCCGTCTGTAGCATGTCCTGACACATCCGGGAAGTTTGTGCCAACTTGTGTAACTGAAGCTGCATAACCAGTCCAAGTTATCTGTGCAATACCATCAATGTCAAAATCAATCGAAGCCGAAGTAACACACATCTTAGCTAACTCATATGTTAAGTTTGAATCAGAAAAAGCGAACCAACCAGTAAACTTAAGTAACTGACTGTGCTCTGAGTCTTCAAAATCAATAGTCATATCTGTTCCATCACACGTAATACCACCAGTAGAGGCATTATTAGTCTGAGTATCAGATACTAAAGCATTCCAGAGCATCTTCTCTGTTGCTGAGTGTTTATCTGAATCTAATGTATCTGTGAAAGGGCGCATGTAAGTAGTAAAACTCCAATCAACGGGCTCTAAAGATGTAGTAAACACCTTTTGGCCACGTTTAGGTGTTGCACCACCTTCATTTAGAGTTACATTCTGTGTACCAGTTGCCTGTGAGAATGAAAATCCGTCTAGAATTGGGATCTCGAAAGTATCCGCGTCTGATGGGTTAGTACCTGTACCATCCCAAACCGATGTTCCTGCTGCCACGTATGACGCATAGAACGTTGCATTTCTGCTTAAAGATAAAGCCATTTTAGCTCTCCTGTTTTATAACTTGTCATTAGTGGCGTATTCGACTATTGTCTATTAACCACATTAGACTATATTTGATACCTTACTTCTAAGGTAATCTCACCTACTCCATAGGGAGCAAGTAATCCTTCGTCAGTTGCGATACTTAATATCGTCATCTGCTCAGTCTGTTTACCAGTATCATATGTTAATACATTATTAGCATCGATCTGGGTTTCAATATCATATAGAACTTTTTCAAGTACATCTAATGGCTCTTCGCCATATACATACATTCGTATGTTTAATCCTAGCATCCCCCACTTGAATCCTCCAGGTAAGTATTCTCGTACTTCGTTTCCTGCTACTACTGATACATAGGGAAAGTCGTTGACTTCATCCCAAAAAATTAGTCTATTAGTAACATTATTAGCTAAATCAATGTTAAAAGTACCAGAGCCGTCAATAAGCTTTAACTTAGTAATAAGTGCATTCACTATTGCTGAACGTGCTTTACCTGCCATTATAATCTCCTTGTTTTAATATTTAGCTTACTATGAACTAATGTTTGTG